ATGAAATGGAAAGAATACTTTAGAAGAAAAAAAGAATATAGAGAGAGGAATAAAAAATGAAAATGAATAAAAATGAAGTAGTATATATGTTGGGTTATTTAACTCACCGCCAAATGATAGATGCAGTAATAAATGAAAGTGTAAGTGCAAGTAGTATGATTGATATTTGTGAACACATGAATAAACACTATTGGGGTGGATATGAAGGTTGTATTAGTTATTGTAAGTTCTTTCAAGAAGATAAAGAGTTAGCAAAACTATTTGAAGAATGGTATTTTGTCGGGGAACATTTAACAAATTTTGACCCTGATGGAACATTTTACAATGGAACGGTGGATATTCAAGATACGCATGAGAACTTTAGGAAAGAATACGAAAGAATGAAGGCGGTGTTAAAATGAAAGATAAAGTTGAAAAAATATTAAATTCTAGAGAATGGACGTTTGCAGATTTAACTAATACTACTAAGTTAGTAAAAAGTTTTTCAGATGAAATATACCACGACTTAAGTTCTAAAGAAATGTTGGAATTAGTATGGAACATTCCTGTTCCCGACCCAATTAATTTTGAAGATTTTATGAATGATTCATTTGGTAAACTGTTTCAAACACTTGTCATCGAACAGATTCAAATAGAAATGACAAGTATATTAAAAGAAAAACTACTAAGTGCTAATGTAAACTTTAGTAATAATAAAAATAAGGAGGAAGAAAACAATGATGTTTCCGAGGGAAGTTTGGGCGGGAAGCCACTTAAAGAACGCACCGCAGATGAAAAGAAAGATAGTGAAGAATAAGAAAGAATTTATTGATTGGGTTAATATTTACAATGGAAGAATGAATTGTTATACAACAGTTTATGATTTTGAAGTTGTCAATGATAATACCAAAATAGATTCTTCGGTTGTTCTTGACAGGATGTTTCTTGATTTTGATGCACACGGAGAGCCTTTAGAAAATGCACATAGAGATTTTATGAGTGTTGGAAAGAAACTATTGTCATTAAATATAATGTTCAATGCTTATTTTAGTGGAAAAGGTTTTCATATAATTGCACATGGGGAGCGAGTTAATGATATCAGATGCATTCAACAATATTATACCGAATTGGCTAAAGACCATCCTACTCTTGATAGAACGGGTATTCAGACTAATAGGTTAAGAAGAGTACCTAACACTTTGAATTTAAGCAGTGGTAAAGAAGGTAATCACTACTATTGTTCACCTTTAGATTTTGCTTCATTGGATGGAGTTTCTATGTATGATATATTAGTTATGGCTAAACAAAGAAATCCTATGATAACTACGGGTACTGAGAGAATCGTATTCCCTACTGTTAAACCAATTCATCTAGCAGATATTGAAATAGAGATACCAAAACCTATTGGTACATTACCAATCATACCCTGTTTACATAATGCGATTATGGTCGAGAACCCTAGTCATTATGCTAGAGTTTACTTAGTTCAATGGTATAGAGATTTACTTACATTAGGTGAAAGAAAAGTTTCTTTAGAACAACAAAAGGAAGTAACCGAATTGATTATGACAGAGTTGGCAACAATAGCAGGTCATCCCGAAGTATGGTTAGATTGGGATTACAATAAGACTAAGAAATATGTTAGTGGAATTGTATCCAAGGGTTATCATGCAGCAGGTTGTGAAACTTTAATTACACAAGGATATTGTGTAGGAAAATGTTGGAGGTATCACGAATGAAACTAATAATAGATAGTAGAGAAAACTCGGAACTAACAGAGAGAGTAATAGAAAAAGCCCAAAGTCTAAACGTACCATTTGAAAAACAATGGTTAGAAATTGGCGACTATGTTTTCAATGACGTTTGTTTCGAGGCCAAATCTTCTTTTGATTTCATACAATCCATTGTAAATAAAAGATTGTGGAATCAATTAGATAATATGGATAGAGCCTATGTAAATAATTTAGTTATTGTTTACGGTTCATTTGAAGATGGATTCAGAAAACATTTGGAACACATAAAAACTAGCATGAATAAAACAGCACAAAGAGTTATTCTTAGAAAGAAGTTCTTTGGTTCAATGAGTAAAATAATATTAGATACTGATTGTAGTGTTATTTGGGTTAGAGATGCTTTAACAGCAGCAGAATTAATTGCAGTTGTTTGTAAAATGCAACCACATGATAGAGAAGTATATGTTCCTAGAATTGTGAAACAGAAAAAAATTAGCACTACTGATTTAAGAGTAGATGTATTATCTACAATTAAAGGAGTAAGTGATAAGAAGGCTAAACTTTTGATAAAGAAGTTTGGTTCTATAATGGAAATAGGTGAGGCAACACCTTCTGAACTTTCTGAAATAGATGGTATCGGCAATGTACTAGCAAAACGCATTGTTGATACATTAAACTCAGAAGAAAAATTGCAAATATAAGGAGAAAGAAAAATGAATAATATTGATAATAATTTTAATGAAGATGAATTACTAGAAGAAGCAATGAGAAATCAGTTTAATGAAACGATAAATACAACATTAAGACTACCAAAAATAGTTGAAGAATATGCAGATAGTGCAATAGAGGTATCTAGAAATAATAGAGTACCCGCAATATTATCAGCCTATTCCTTACTAGGGCAGATTTGTAAAGAAATGGTTTACGTTCCAAAAGGAAGAGGAACAGAAGATGTTAGAGTTCACATTATTTGGCTACAAACAAGTGGTTCGGGTAAAAGTGAAATGTATAATTTTACAGGTAGAATAGCGCAGTATGTTTTTGATATCATTAATGGTAGACATAGAGATAATGTTGAAGCAGAAACCGCAGGTGAAAGACATAATAGATTTTCTATTCATGCCGTTAAGTCAACAACAGATGCAGCACTTATCGGTAAAATGAAAATGGAAGATGTCACTATTACTGATGATGACGGCAACACTACATACGAACAAATACCTAAACAACTATTTGGTGGTTTGGAAGGTGATGGTCTTTGTGTGTATGATGAGTTTGAGTATTCGGGTGTTTTCAAACCTACACAACATAAACAAGAAGTTGTAATGTATTTGAATACACTAATGAATACTCTAGCAGGTCAAAATTATAGAATAACAAAACAATTAGCAGAAGGTGGAGAAATGTATTGTGATAGCAGACGTTCTATTTACGCTACATCCTATATTCCTAAAACACTAACTAGTGTTATAGCAGAAACAGGATTGCTGCAACGTTGTCTTATCTATATTAGAGAAGTTCCTATAAGTGAACAGAACGCTGTAAGAGAAACTTTGAGTAATGATTATGGTAGGATTATAGATACACAAACACCAATCAATAAGTTTGGTGATGCATTTGTGGAAATCTATGAATGTCTTAAAGAGAAGTACGATTCTGTTCCATTGGTAGTTAATGATAATATGTCAGAAGAACAGATTAGAGAAGCAGAAGTAATCAGAAGAAAGAAAGTAATCACGTTTTCTAAAGGTGTAAACGATACAATAACAAACGAGACAATTAAGTTTCAGAACTTTGTACATGATAGCCGACCTGCTGTAATTGAGATAGCAAATAATTTTATTACTAGAATGCAAGTAAGTATGGTTAGACTAGCAGTTCTTTCTTGTATTGCAGAAGCACCTAAATTACCAAAGAAAGATAGATTCAAACTAACTAGTAAACACGTTTTACAAGCATCTCATGTAACCCAACAATGTTATAAATCTCTTGTATTGTGGTTAGATTCAGCCCTAAGAGCCGAAAGACTATCTTCTGCCAAGAAACAAAAGTTAGATGTATTTACAAAAGAGTATAAAAAATTAGTAGAAAATGGAAAATCAGTAAGCATAGAAGGACAGACAGGAGAGTGGATAAATAAATCTGTACTATTAGAAACAGTAAGATTAGTAACCAATGCATCACCTGCAACAGTATATAGGAACTACAAATCTAATAAGGAGTATTTTGACGAAATAAGACACAACAAAACTAGATTTGTAAATATAAAAAGGAGAGGAATAAAATGAGTAATAAAACATATGAACATACATTTCAAATGTATAATGTAAAAGATGGCCCGAAAGTAATGATTGAAGCACTAAACACGTTAGGACAACAAGGTTGGGCTTTAAGCACAGTAATGAATATAGGAACTGATAGATTAATCGCTTTCTTAGTAAGAGACACAACTAAAGAAGCACCTAATCCACAAAAAGCAGACCAAGATAAAATTACTGCTTTGTGGTCTGCAACAGGTGATGAAGAGTGATACCATATAGAAAAAAAATGTGGTTCGAAAGAATTTTTGATATATTAAAATCAACCGGAGAGGATGATTCAGATGGCGACTAATGTTTTAGCAATTGATTTAGAAACAAAAAATATGTCTCACGAAATTGGTGGTTGGGAAAACACCCATATGTTTCAAGTATCAACAGTTTGTACTTGGGATGGGGATGTAGGTACTATCTATATTGACAAATCAGTAGATGATTTGAAAAAATCTAATGTAATTATCAAACCATTATCAGAATTAAAATTCGATTTAGAAAAACATTTTGATAACGGTGGAAAATTACTAGGACACAATATACGAAACTTCGATTTACCTGTTTTGAAAAACGCAATGGATATTTATTGTATCAGAAAATACCTAGATAATCCTGAATCATATATTGATACTAGCGCAATACTTTCTAAAGAATACGGTGAAAGATATTCTCTTTCTAATTTAGTTCAACATACACTTGGTTCTGATAAATTAATGGATAGCGCAGATGCACCAAAGATTTGGAAAACAGGAGGTTACTCTCAAGTTGCTGAATATTGTTTGAAAGATTGTGAATTAGTTTATGATTTGTGGAAACACGGTGTTGAGAACCAAATAGTTAAAGGCTTCTCCCTTGAAGAAGCAATTGAGAAAGATTTGGAGGTGATGTGGTAATGGCTTTAAGTGCAACATCTATTGCTATTTGGATTGTTTTTATAATTATGATTTCATTATTATTTTTTGCAGCCTTTGGCAATAGTAAATATTCAGAAGATACTATTGAAGAGTATATGACGAACCTAATAAATGAGGAACAAAAACGTGGCTCTAGTTGAGGTATGTAACTTCTGTAAAGAAGAGACTATACCAAGACGGATTCGTGGGGTCTATGTTGGTAGTCTTGATGAAATCAAGATTTGGCAATGTAGAAAATGTAAGGCTTTGTGGTCGAATAATTAATTTTATTCGGCCATGAGGCTGCTTTTTTTTTGTAATTTTTTTTAGACATTTTTATTTAAATTAGTATTTTTATTTTTTTTAAGAATAGTATTTTTTTTTGTAAAGAGCAATTCTGAGAGTATATAAACTGTGCAGAATTTGTATTTTAACATAAAAAATACCGCAATGTAAATTAACTACTTGGTGTTAGAACTACACTAGAGTGAAGCGGGTTTGTCAACAGTGGAAATTAATCAATCAATTATAGAAGGTTTAACCCACTTAGATTTAGACTTCGCTATGTTTTTTGTAAATACTTTTTTTGTAATCGTATCGCTACAAATGACTCACTTATTTTATGTATTATGGGAGGAAAAAAGATATGAAAGAAAGAACACATCACAATGGTAAATGTAAGTGGATGACCGATTTTATGGAGTCATTGAAAGATATAGAAGTTGAGTAAAATGAATGAAGATTATTGGGAAGCACAAATAGAAGGTTTTGAAAATCAATTCAAGAAACCAATTTGGAGAGACTACTTAGAAACTCAACGTAAGTTATTAGATGAAGTATTTTCTTTAGGTTTAGATTAACAATCTACGCCTTCGGTAAAACCATCTTTGGTTTTTAAATCTTCATAGCATTGTTTAATTATGTTGTATTGAGTTTTAGTAGCAGATTTGTTCATCAAAAAATTACCATTGAAACCGCCAACAGGAGATGCGTTGTCAGCATATGCTTCTGAGTTTGCGTATATTTTTCCATTATATTCAATTGAAAATTTATTATCTCCTTCAACATCTATTTCTTTATTACATCTAGTATCAATTATTACACATATTGCATCTCTGCATAATATTCCAAAGTTTGTATTGTAGTCAATTTCTAACGCCATATTAATTTCCCCGTGTTGTTTTCTTTTTATAATTATTCCTTAAAACCAATTTTCCGTTTGAGGCCAATTATCAACAGCATCATTTGCTGTCTCATAATTTTCTGGTGCATCTCTTAACCATTGTCTAAAAGTAGTAATAGCATTTTGTTCTTCTTCTGTTAAAGAATTATATTTATCTGTTAACATATGAAAATCTGTTGCTAAAAGTGCAAGGTTTCTTGATTCTCTAAACTGTTCCCATGAAACATCATAGGGTACACCATCTTCTGTTCTGTATAATTGTGTTAATCTAATCATGTTAATGTACTCCATACTGCTGTTTTGTTTCCCGAACCCGAACCTGAAAAACTTACAGATGTTGCCGGAGAAGTTGAACCATTAACCCACATAGCAAACCCATTACTAACACCTACGTTTCCACCCGAACCTGTAATGTTAGGTATTCCTGTTCCAGTCCACCCTAAAACTTGAAAATTAGTACTACCGGAGTTTTGATTATTAGCCCAATTAGATGTTAGAATAGCATAATATTTTGAACTATCTAGTGTTAATGATTGTCCACTCGCTACTGTCCAATCTTCTGAATTGTAGCCTGTTGAACCCGATGATGTAACAAACTTTGATGCCGCCCAAGTAGCCGTAGCAATTAGTGTTCCATTAGGACTACTATCTGTCAACACACTATCTGCTAATTCATACAGTGCGGCAGTAAGTCCTGTTCCCGCACTACCGGATGCTAATGTATTAATATATATCCATGCCTTATCTAAAGTTTTATTTTCTAAGAAACTTACTAAATTACCATAAGCCCAATAAGCATTCATGCTTGGGGCAGTTGTAATATTGCTAGCAGCACCATTCATCATTGGAACTCTATTTGAAGTTGGAAACTTAAAACCTGCACCATCTGTATTTGCACCACCGCCTGTTCCATCATCTACTGTTCCATCACTCTTTCTTCTTCTGAATGCTTGTCTACCCATATTTAATCACCTCATGGATGGCATACTGCGTGTATGCTACCTGCTAATGTTCTTGTTGCTCCTTGTGTATTCTTAAATCTTATGCGGATATTATTACTATTAATATCAACTTCTATTTCTCCTATTGGCGCAGCACCATCATAAATAATACCGTATTCTGTAAAGTTAGCGGCTGAACCATCATAATGACACATCACATCCATTGTCTGCACTTCATTAGACGAAGAATCTGTAATATGAACTGATGCTTTGATTGCCTTAAAGTTAGCATGGGGAACTGCTAGTAATGTAATATAGTTATTATTAGCAGTACTTGTTGCACCCACTACATTACCTAATGTTTTAATTCCGCTAGGATTATGAGTTAAACCACCGTAACCGCCTGTACCATCTACTGATACTACATCAGTTTGTGTACCATTAATAGCGA